ACCGTGGAGCAGTACTGACAGTCATCCGCGAAATCGCAGGAGCCGTAATTAGCATCTCCAGGACTGGCCTGACAGATCTGGCAATCCTTGCCGTCACATTTGCCAGGGTTGCACCAGCATGGTTCACTGGGGGAAGTTGGGCCGGACCTGGAACAAGTGCCATTCTGGCACGTACTGCACTCGTCGCAGGTGTTTCCGCCGCACCCTGGCCTACCTTGGCCGTACATCTTGTTATAGCCGTCGCACCACTGACTGCAGCCAGAGTCGCCACTGCCACCACCATCGCCGCCACCATCGCCGCCAGTCGGGCCGCCAGGGACCGGTGGATCGATCGGCTTTGGGTCAAATGGGTTTGGGACACAAGTGCCGCTCACGCACTTGAAGCCCGGAGGGCACGGTGTGCCTGGGCAGGCATCGTCGGGGACACAGGTGCCACTCTGACACTTAAATCCTGAAGGGCAGTCGGAGGAGGACTCACAGCCGGTAGGGTCGCACTGACCGCCGCTACATTCCAGTCCTGTCGGGCATGGGTTATTTTCGTCGCAACCAATGGGATTTCTTGGGGGCTCCGGCGCGCCTGGGAAAGTCGGAGGCGGAGCGAATGGCGGGGGGTCAGGGGGGCCGCCACACCAGCCTGGCAGGCATTTGACCGTACCAGATGCGGCATCGAAACGACAGCACTCCTCGGGGCCGCACGAGCCGGAATTGCTATTGCTGCCGTCCGGGGTAGAATAGCAGTTGTCATTTCCGCAGCCGACCGCGCCACCGCAGGGAGATACAGGCCACCGTGGGTTGAAGTCTACGGGAAGCGCACAGCTTCCGCCACCACCCCCGCTGACCTCGAACTGCCTGCCTCCAGAAGGCTCCTGCTTGACGCAGCCACCCCCGATACAAGCATAGCCAGACGAACACTGCTTAGAGGTCACACACCTCGACTCGGCCTCTGTCTGGTTGTTCTTCTCCGCCTGTCTCTCGGTTCTTTTGTTCTGCCTTCTCTTGTCGCGATCGATCAGCTTTCTAGCCTCCCTCTGAGACTCGGTCAAGCCCAGGTCAGTGCCTTTGTATCTAGCGCCACTGCTGTCGCTTCCTGGAGAAAGACGCCCTCTTCGGTTTTTCCCTCTGTAGTGATCCTCTAGATTACGTTTCCTTCTTTTAGGCATTAGTAGACCACAGAAGACTGCTGGTTAGTGTACCTGTCACTCCCCTCCAGGACCGAAGCCTTTTTCCAGGCGAGCGCACCAGAGATGTCGACAGCCACGTAGAGCGACATCGTCTTACTGTCGCCAGTCCCGCTTTGCTGGATAATCAACTCCCCTTCGACGGATGGATCTGTTGTCTTGTAAGTGAGCTGGCCAGCTTCATCTAGCCCAAGATATTTGTTACCGGGAACGACGGGAACGATACGAATGCGACCGCCATAGGTCCTGGCAATCCACTGGGTCGATCCTGCTGCAATAGCGGGCTTGTTGATGCTCATACTAGCTTGATGACCCTACGACCTGTAGCATCCCTGCAATATAACTCAACCCTGTCGGACGTGTAATCATAATAGCCGACAATAGCATTTGGCGTGGCCTCTTGGTCCTGGTAGCCGACCTGTGGACGAGTGCTGACCATCTCGATCGCAAGGACCTGGACCTCAGTGATATCAGCCGTGGAAACGATTGCGCGATTGATTGCCATGACTAGAAAGATGAGTAATAAGTGCCGTTGGCGTGACTCAACTCCACGAGAGTTCCATAAGGAATAGAGGACACTCCAATTACTCTGGTTTTGTACTCCTTGCTTTTGTACTTAACTATTCCAGTACCGTCGGCGTCCAAGCGAATCCAGACGCCCGTAACGCTTCCCTCAAAGTCGCCTCGAACGCCTCTATACTCAGCAAGGCGCTCCAGGTCGATAATTCGATTAGCGGTATTCAGGTCAGCAAGATCGTCAATAAGCATCAGACAGCAAGCAGAGACTCGTAGTAGCCGTATTGCTTCAGATTCCAGTAGAACACAGCCTCGTTACCACCAGCCAGGACAACCGAGTTAGTGGTCTTGGCTACTGAAAGCAGATCGCCTGCGTTCTCTGTGTTATCATTGATGGTCGCAATGGCCGTAGTTAGAGCCCCAGCGCCTCCGGTAATCATGCTAATGCCGGCCAAAGTGGTATCGGCAATAGTCACAGTGTCTGATGCGGCGTATCCGTAGCCAGGCTTGTTGATGGTTATATCATAGTCTCCAGAGGTTGCACCACTGTTGGTCACGACGATGTCAACAGTAAGTCCGACACCAGAACCGCTGGTCGAATCAACTGGGACGCTGGTATAGGTACCGTCAACGGCTGCCGTAGGGGCAGCACTAGGCGCTGCGCTCAAGGTAGCAGCGTTACCATCGCTCCAGACAAGCGCCACATGGGTAAAGTTAATAGAGGTTCCTGACCCGTCGTGAGCGAAGGTTGTAGCCTTCTGAGCCAGTCCAACCCCTCCGTCGGTATATGTCGCAATGTCGGAAACAGTGTAGTTAAAGGTCTCCCGCGCATATCCACCAGTCCCAAGCGCCACCTCGCTGGCTAGGAAAGTGGTATCATCGGTCGTTCCGGGAGTGTATGTAATCCCAGGAGCATTGATCAGGCGGGCTTCGAAGTACTGACCTTGGAAGCGGTTCGTTACCTGCGCTGACAATTCGGCGGCAGAGATTTTAGCAGCTAGAGCCATCCGAGTTAACCTTAGAATCGCAACTAGGGTTCCAACTATAGAGATTCGAACAGATCGTCATTGACGAGAACAGAGTTAGACACAACCAGAGTACCTTGTGCGGAGACGGGGATTCCGCCATCACCATTCGGACTGATTAGGCCGCCCGAGGTGACGGTTTGACCTTGGACCATCACCATAAAGTTGGACTGGTAGCGACACCCTGCTGGGACAGGAGAAGGGGGGACGACTCCATCCTTTCCAAATAAGCCAACCGAGCCACCAAGCATTATCTCAACATCAACTTCAAAAGAGAAGCTTTGAGCGATGACGTCGTTGGTGATAGATGGTGCTACGATCGTGTTAGACGGAGCAGTAGAGCTTCCACCCTCAAGGTTAGGAGTAGCATTGCCTACAATGTTACTGCCGGGAACGTAGGTCCCCATGGACTCACCAGTCCAGACCCCGGTACAGACGACGCCAGAACTTTCTTGAGTGACCCCCCAAGCGCATCCATCCATTCTCATTCCGAGAATAAAGCCGGAGGATTCGTCAACGTACCTGAAAGGCATCCCAGGTTTCCAGTCGGTTACAATCTCTTTCCTGAGAGCTTCGCCGACCTGGATAGCTCTGGCCTGACCTATCGTCATGCGCTTGATATATTCCTCGTAGTGGCCGACAGCCTCCTCGATCTTTTCGTCCGTGGTGAACAGATAAGGAGTGGGGACCGACTCTTCAAGAATGAGTGGACCAGCTTCTTCGGGGACACTCGTGTACTGGTTGCTGGCCAGCAGGATATCAGTTGTCTTCTCCTTGGTCTGAGTGCTGCCAGAGTTTACGCTATCGGGCCTAAGCGCCGTGGATGTAGTAGAGCTAGAAGCCCTGAGGGATGAGGTGACAATGCCGTCTAGCGCGTCAATAGATTCACCGTCGGCGATGCCTACCCCACGACTAATGACGCTATCGTAGTTTGTGACCTTTTCGTAAGAAACGTTGTCCCTCTTTGAGTATTCGGTAACTGTTCGGTTGGCCCGATACATTTCCGTGAGGCTCAGGGTTTGGAAGTCCTGGGAGACGCCTGAGTCGATGCCTGAGCGCCAGTTGAAGGGTTCTGCAGCAGAGAGCGTTGTGTAATAAGTATCTACAACCGTCTTGACTAGCTCGTTTGCGGTTCCGTAGTAGTTAGTCTGCTCAGAGTAAGACTGGAGAATCTCCTGCATGCCCTCGTACTCGCAACCGCCATTGGGATCGCAGGCACGGCCGTATAGGTTACGGCAATAAGCAAATTTGTCCGCCCAGTACTGATTATTGGCCTCCACTGCTGGCCCACGCTGCTCTGAGTAGACTCGTGAAACCTGCGCCCCGACTGCCTTGTATTCTGTTACGTTCTTCGACCTCCTGATCGCCGGAAGGTAGGTAGGTGTTGTCACCGTGGTCCACAGGTCGTCGCATGCAACCGGAGGTGGCTGGTTTTCGTCTCTGCCGGGGTCAACAGGGGCAGAGCCGCCAGGAGCAGTAGGTGTGTTACCACAGCCGCCGCTAGGGGCGGTGGGGAAGCTCAGGTAGGTCGTAGAGCTGGTGGATGATGCCAGGGTGTTCTTAGAGGGTTGAGGCGGGTATGTGATGACAGAGGGAGGCGCCACGCCGTTATTGTCGCCATCGTCAGGGAAGCCGCCGCAGTTGGTCCCCTCGCACGGTGTAGCACCGCCGTCTGGAACCCTCTGGAAGTTAACGGCGGGATAGTCTATAAAGTAGTTAGAGACCTCCGTTACGGTGTCAACCCTACCAGTATCATCTTCTTCGATCAATCCTGCCGGAACATTGTAAGAAAGCTTGATTTTGTCCGGGATTGGCCCGGCGGACGCGGCGACCGACACACTAAGGGCCGTTGTCCCCAGCACGGAGACCCACTTCCCGGCTTCAATAGAAGTTGAGTTGTCGTCACCAAAGAAGCGTCCAGACTTAAGGTCGCCACTGTTGTCTTGCCATAAGACCTGACCGACAGCCTGGAACGAGGCGGCTACGTTACCTATCTCTCTCTGAGTAGCGTCCAAGGGGACAGGAACCAAGGGCAGCAGGTCCTCTGGCTGATCGGTAAGGAAGGTAAGGGCAAGCTTGCAGCCAACCTCGATCTGTAGCTGCTCGTTTTCTACATTGTACGTGGTGGCAATGACGTAGAGGTAGCCACGAGGGTGCCTGAAGACGGTCCCGTCGGGCTCCTTCATGTCCAGCACAACGGCTACACCTCTTTTGTATTCCCTTCTGCTGTAGTTCGTTATATCGGCAGCGCCAGGCCTTTGCCCCAGTACGACGGTTCCAGTGGTGCTGATAATACCATTACGATTAGCTGAAGAGTCCGAAACAGTGAAACTAACCAGCTGATCGGTGACATCTTCTCCCCCAATAGTTAAAGAGGAGACTCGTGTTTGCTGAGCGATATAAGACATCAAACCTCTCCAAGGCCAAAAGATACCAATGTATAATACCCGCCAGCATAACTGTAGGTAGGTGGCGTCATAAAGACGGCGTTAGTACTCACGGTCGTCCCCCAGGTCTTATCCACAATTCCACAGGCAACGCTATGTCCAGCCGCTCTATCCGTGTCCCACGCTCTAAACATTGCGTCAAAGGATTCGGCGTCCGAGGTCTCCATAAGGGTAGAGATGACCCATTGATACTTGTCTTGATACGCCGGCCCTCCCAGTATCACCGCACCGTTCGTCGATTTCTCAAAAGTCGCGGAACTCATATAGGTGCGAGGCAGTGCTGAATCCTGAAAGTTGTCTACGACAAAGTTGTAGGCAGGAGAGCCGCTTTGCGGAGTATATGCAATGCCGATACTAGCCACTAGAAACCCTTAGCTGGCTGTAGTTTGCCGAAGCGGCCGTACTAGATACCGGCAAGTGCCCTGTAGTAGCCCTTGTTCCGCCCTGGCCTTCCCGTCAAAGGAAAGACTCTGCCATCAATGAAGCGCTCCTTGAATCCCTCATCTAGCTCGATAAGCATTACAAAGACCTCATCGTAGTAAGCGAAAAGCTTATCTGCAGCATCGGTATTGCCATCAATTAGCGCATCTTTGACGGCACTGCCAATGTAGACCATGCAGTCAATCAACTCCTGGTGAGATAGCTCGTCTGGATGGACCTCGGGAACCCCGGGACCCATCCTTGCTAGCGCATCATAGTAATAGGATTGTGCTCGCTGACTTTCGTCTCCAAAGAAGAAGCTCATAACACTGGATCGATACCTAATGATACCGATCAGCGGCGACGGATATTGCGATGACGCAGGCGAGCCATTTCCACCATCATGTTATTGGCGGCTTGGACAGGGTTAGCGGCCTGGATGCTGACACTGTTATTCATCACGTTGTTACCACCCATTGCGGCAGCGATGCGGCTAATCGCGGTTGCATTGTTGTCCATGCCCTTGATCGGAGTAGCGCCATTCAGGTCGACGCCACCAGTAGGGATGTCAAGCTGCTTGGTGAGGTGCGCTGGGATGACGGTGCCCGCGCCAGGCGCTCTCCACTCGCCGAAGGCGGGCGCGTTGATCATGCTCAGACGGCCACTAGCGCTGAGGAAAGCCTCCTTGCCTAGCTCGTTGACCTGATAGGTGCTACCGCCGCTCACAGGACCACCTGAAGCCCTTGCAGAGAGCGTATCTGACCCTGGAGCGCTGTTGCTTCCACCCGCGGCGGCGTAGTAGTTCCTCCAAGCGCCTGCGGCATTGTTGAGGCTAGTAGTGAAGTCGTCGTAAGCGCCCGCGGCGGTCTCTACGGCAGTTGCATGGTTGTTTGCCCCAGTAGCGGCGCTCTTGTGAGCCGTGTCAAAGCTCTGGACCTTCTTGTACAGGCCATCAAGTCGCCCCATTTCTTCCTTGTAGAAAGCCTTAGCCCTGGGCTCCAGGGTCTTGTCGATATAGTCCTTCTGGGCCTCCCACTTCTTGACAGCAGCCTTCTTCTGCCCATCCAGCCTACTCAGCTCGCCTTTGTTTTCACGCTTGAGCTTCTTCTTGAGTGCCTCGTACGCCGAATCTTGCTTGCTGTACTTCTCGACAGCAGCGTCGCGTATTTCCCCTAGTCGCTCAATCTCGCCCTCATGTTTCGATTTCTCTTCCTTCTCCAGGGCTTCAAAGGCTTCCTGAGTCGCCTCGTACTTCTCTTTAGCGGCATCCTTCATCTTGCCAAGACGCGTGATCTCTCTCTGATGACCACTCTGTTCTTTCTTCTCCAGGGCCTCTAAGGCCTCCGTTGTCTTAATATATTTGTCCTCAGCGGCCTCCTTCATTTCTTCAAGACGCGTGATCTCGGGCTCATGCGCTTCCGTTTCTTTCTTCTTCAGAGCTTCGAAAGATTTGATCTGACCATCATACTTCCCGACAGCCGCGTCTTTTTCGTTCTTCAGGCGGGTCATCTCCGTCTCGTGGTTGTTTCTTGCCGCTGTCTCCTGGGATTCAATCGCGGAGAGCTTGGCTTGGTGTGCCGTTTCGGCAGCGGTACGCTGGGTCTCGAGATTAGTCATCGTTTTCTGATGAGCATTCTCTTCCCGCTTTACCGCGGAATCATAGCGACCTTGCGCAAGTACTTCCATCGCATCAAGCTTGGCCATCTGGTTAGCAAGGGATTGCTCCGCGAGCTGCTGAAGCATTCCGTTGCGCTCAAGAGCGGCTGCGCGGGACTCTTCAAGAGCTTTGACCTTCTCGGCATGCTTAGCTTCTTTCTTCTGCATCCGCTCTGTCGCCTCTTTGATCTTGACCTGGCGTTCCATGTCATCCAACATGACCTGAGCATTGAGGCGCTCCTCCTCGCTAAGTAGCATATTCTGCGCATCGGCACGAAGCTTAGCCTTGCGAATCTCCGCCAGGCGCTTCTCTGCCGGAGTCAAGGCGTTTAGCCGATTCATTTCGAGGTCGTAGGCCTGCTTGATCTTGCTTAATCTCTGGTCAAGCCTTGCAATCTCGGAGTCGTAGCGGCGGTCGATTGCTGCCCGCTGTTGTTCCAGCTGCGCCATGGTCGAGTCATGAGTCGCCTGAAGTCGATTCCTCTTGGACTCGATCTGGGCCATCTCCCTGTCGTAAACAGCCTGGATCTGCGCCATTCTGGCTTCGTGTCGACTCTTCTCCCTCTCAGCCATTTCTCCGATAGCGTTGATAGTGGCTTCTTTAGCCGAATCGGCCGCAGTCTTCTCGGTTTTAAAGCCAGCCATCTTCGCGTCGAAGGCAGCCTTGGCAGCAGCTTTCTCGCCCTCATAGGCTTCGATGCGAGCCGCCTTCATGGCCTCAACACCCTCGATCTCGGCATCAAGGAAGGCTATCTTCTCGTCGTGAGACTCTTTAGCTACCTCCATAGCTCCGTCAATAGCGCCGACCTCTTTGTCGCGAATGCTTTCAGCGGCTTCCATCTCAGCCCTGATGTTGGCCATGGCCTTCTCGTGACGGGAACTCTCTTTTTTCTCCCTGCGTTCGATGCCAGCAATCCTCGCCTCATTCGCCTTCTCTGCAAGCTCCTTCTCGTCCTGAATGGCGTTCATTTCCAGTTCATGGCGCCTCTGCTCGGCCTTCTCTCCTGCTTCGATCTGAGCCTTATGGGCTTCGTGAGCGGACTTGGCGCGTGATTGAGCGGCCTCAATCTGGTTCATCTTCGCTTCGTGAGCATCTTTGACCTTCGTCTTCCTGTCTTCTATTTGCCCAACTTCGACGTCTTTGGCGTCCTTGAGGGCTTCCTTCTGTTGCTTCAGGTTGGCCATGTTCTGCTTGTGCGCCTCTTCCAGGGCCTTCTTCTGGTCCTTAACGCTCGCCGTCTGTTTCTCTGTCTCGGCGGTGGTCTCTTTCATACTATCTTTAAGTGCTTCGGCCGCTTCGTTTCTGTCGTCCCAGTCGCCTTGCATCTCTCCTAGTGCTCGAGCAGCCTTAGAGGCCTCTTCTCCGATCTTTATCGTGGCTGCCGCGAACAAAGAAGCACCTATAATAGCCTGGCCCCAACCAGCGGGACCCATTGCCAGCAGGAGGGCGGTCTGCGCCTTGACAGCGGACCATGTTGCAGCAATCTGGACGCCTAGCTTGACAATATACCCCTTCAGTGCAGCAATAATAGCGGGCCCCACAACGGCTCCTATCAAGGAGGTTAGCAGCGTAAGTGGTCCAATCCAGGCCTGGAAGCCCTCCAAGACTCCAGCAAGGATACCAGGAAGATTCTTGCTAACCCACTTCATCTCGTTGATGAAGCTATGGAGAGGGCCTGACAAGAACTTGTCCATAGCGAGATCTAGCCCAGTTATCACATCAACAACCGCCTGGGACAGTTTCTGCCAGGCAGACTCGACCTGGGCCAACTTGCCCTGCAGGCTGTCCTGCATTTTTTCATAGATACTCTGGTAGGCACTGCCCTCTTTCGTCAGCTCCTTAATGGCTTTTTGGACGATTCCAAAGCTGATCTGGCCCTCTGAGGCCATCTTCTTGAGCTGGGTGACGTTCTGGCCAGTCACATCCGACATGGCCTGCCAGATGGGGATACCCTGGATGGCGAATTGCGTCAAGTCGCGAGTGTAGGCCTGGCCCTGAGCTGCAATCTGGCCAAGGTTCCTCGCCATGAGCTGGAGGTCACCACCGGTAGCGGTTGCGATAACGCCGAGGCGCTTTGTCTCCTCCGTGGCGACCTGGGAGTCCAGACCGAATGCCATCAGGATTTTACCAGCCTGGGCTACCTGCTTCAGGTTGAATGGCGTTCCTGCTGCGATATCAGCAAATTCACTGAAGGCCAGGGTCGCGGCTTCCGCGCTACCAGTGAAGCCTTCCATCTGAATGGAGAGAGCCTGGAACTCGATCCCTTCCTGGACCAAGCTCTGGAGGCCGGAGACGACGGCACGAAAAGTGGCTTCAATAGCGGTAGCCGCCAGGTTTGCCTTGATTAGTTTTTGGACGAGCCCGCCGCTGCCTTTCTTGGATTCATTGTTAAACTTTTTGGCTTCGTTTTTGGCGGCCGCCAGGGCCTGGGTGACCTTTTTCCATTCCGCAGTAACTTTGCCAGTATTCGCGGAATACTTGACAGTGTTAGCCTTAAGCGCATTCAATATCTGGACTTGCTTTTGCAGAGCAGCGGGAGTCTTCCCCCACTCCCCATTCAATGCCTTGGCTGCAGCTTTCAGCTTTGTCGAGGTATTTGTCATCGACTCGACCTTCTTCGCGGCAAGGTCGGCGCCACTTAATACTATCTGTACCTCTGTTTTAATCGGCTTGCCGAAGGCCGTATTGAGCTTGGACTGGGCCTGAGCGGCTCCCTGGTCAAAGGCCTGGAAGAACTGGTTGATCGACGATACCGCGGAGTTAGTATCTACACCGAGATTGAAAGTAAGATTTTGAGCCACGCCGAAACCAGAGCTGCCAATAGGCTGCCATTAAAAAAGAGCCCCCGAAAGGGCTCTTGGTGGCTTTGCCGCAAGCATCGCGGTTACGGACTTCAGGAGATCGTCGCGACTCGGAAAGAGCCCACGCCAGGGGTACCACCCACTTCGGTAACAGTGACGATATCGCCAACTGAATAGCCAGAACCACCAGAGGTGATGTTGACTGCGGTGACGTCGCCAGAACCGTCGGTATCGACGGTAGCGGTGGCGTCTCCAGAGAGGGTGACTGCAGCCCCTGTTTGAGAGGCGGTGAATGCAGTCGTAGTACTCAGCGTGTCGACGGAGGCGATGCCTCCAGTCAGCTAACTTTGGAGGGTCAGGTGGTAAGGGCCGTATCCCGTAAGTGTGCACTCCCAGGACACGATGCTCGTAACTTCGTTGGACTCGGTGTAGCCAGTCAAAGTGCCGTAGCCAACGATTTCCTCGGTGGTGCCAGTAGGTCCAACACGCTTGAAAGCAACACGCAGGCCGTCGGCCACAGTGTTCTGCTCAGTAAGGCGCAGGATCTTGTAACCAGCGTCGCCGAAGTCAGCGATACCAGCCAGGGAGATGCTGAAGCTCTTGGTGGTAGCAACGGACTGGTTGAAGCCGGAGGTTTCGTCGTCGTAGGTGTAGATGTCCTCGGTCCCCGTGTCGGTCTCCAGGGAAGCGGTGGTCAGACCGGACAGGCGAACGGCGTCATCAGTGCCGTCCATGGTGTAAGCCACGGAGTCGATGGTGAAAACGCCGTTGCTGTAAGCCACGGTGTCAGTGGCGCCCACGGGAGTAGCGGTGTCAACAGTAGGAGCCGTAGCGAAGTCAGTAACAAGTGCGTTCTGAACAGGAACGATGTAGAAATCGTACCCGAACGCGGCGGAAAAGTTTGCCATGTAAGAAACGGGACGAACCCGTACGAAGGTACCTCGGACCTACGAGGTCCGTCTTTATTAGATTGCCAAACCCCCTCAGGGGGTGATAATCGGCATGTTAGAGCGAATGATTACCTTCGTCTGCACTAATGATCCCAGACCGTCCTGAGTCGCAACTGTTTGCACGGCGTAGGAGTTCAGGAAATTGGCCGACGCCCTTAACGCGGCAACTTGCATGTCAGAGCCGTTGGAAGGCTCCCAGGTCACCAGGAAGACAGGGAAATCGATAATCACCCGAGGGGCGTCCGAGGTGAGATATGGGTAAGTTTGAAAGCTAGCAGCGTCTTGAATAATGCACTCAATCCCTTGAACCTTTCTTAAAGCAGGAAGGTCTTCGCCCGCGGAGATGATAGAGATAGCTGGCGAGGTTTGCCCTGCCCTGAACTCGTAAGTGCCCAAGTAGCTCATAAACGTACTGTCCGCTGCCAGGGTGTCATAGATAACCTGTGCTGATGTAGGAAATTGCTGTGCCACAGGCCTGAAAATGCTATTTTAGTGTACCTTCCTCGGTAAACTGAAGGCAAGACATAACCACCCGGAGGCCGCAGCCGATGAAAGAACACTTCTCCAGTGGTGCAGTCTTCTTGACTATCTGAGATGCACTCTTCGCAGGACTACCTCCCCGTTTACGAGAGGGTTTCAGATTATCTACACAACATGTCGGCTTTAACTCGCGGCGAGGCCCGCCGCCAATGGCGCCAAAGTATTAAAGATGCTTGGAACAATCGCTGCGCTTATTGCGGCAAACCTCCCATCGATGACGATAGCCTGACTGTCGATCACGTCCGCCCTAAGTCATGCGGCGGAGAAGACAAGACCAGCAACTGCATTCCCGCTTGCCGCGAGTGCAACCAGGACAAGTCCAGCCAAGAGTGGGCGGCCTGGTACCGCATGCAGCCCTTCTATAGTATTGCCGCCGAGTGGCGTATTCAGCAATGGCTAAAGGGTGGGCTCCAAGGGTTCGGGCCGTACTCCGAGGAGGACAGCCGCATTGTCGACGAGTACATCAACAAAACCATGGGAAGCTGGCCCTCTAGCTGAGAGCCACATCCTCTGCTGCAATCACCTTAGTCTCAATATCGGGGACCGTTAGCCACGCGGTTCCTCCACCCTCTATTTTAAATTCTCTTCGCTGGTTGCCTGCAGATTCCATCGCAATTAGCATGCCCTTCCAGCCGTCTTCGGTCTTGATCGGATGCAAAAGCAGAGCATCCTGGGCAACCATGACGGAAACCCTGGGCTCGTACTCCTTGTTAGCCGCGGTCGCAAGCTGCTTATAGCAAAACAATGCCCAGGACGGCATTAGGCCTCTGCGGATTGCCGCGACAGCTGCTGAACCATAGACGTAGTCTGGCAACTGCTGCTGTTCTCTTGGCTTGTAGATGCAGAAGTTGTCCAGAGTGTACGGTTCTTGCTGTTTCTTTGGATTGCGGTTTTGGTTGGCAATCAAAGAAGCTAGTAACGCGGTTGGTCTCTCGTTCTCGTGAAGGGTCAGCTCTCTATGTCGCTGGCCCATCATGATAGCACGAACCACATACCCGTAGCAGAGGTGAGGATATCTGGTCGAGGAGAACTCTGAATCACCAGGAAACAAGCGCTTCAGGATCCAAAAGTACTCCTCAAACGGAATAACCCCGCCCTGGTTTAGTCCTTTCCCATTGAAGGCCCCTTGGGATTTTCTCCCGTCTCCTCTCTTATAGCAGCTTCAAGGGCCTCGACACTACGTGCCTCTTCCTCGATATAGAGCAGGTGCAATCCATCGAGCAGGTCCAAATGCAGGCGCATGGTGTCGTCAACCTCCCAAGTGGGGTCGACACGGTTAACTAGCAAGCAGGTTGCGGCTACCAGCTTGCGACGCTCTGCAAACTGCTGCATAGCTGCCATTGTCTCCATCAACTCCTCGTGGTACTCAGCAAGGCGAGGATCCTGCAACTGAGAAGACGCCACCAGGTCAAGCGCTTCTTTCGGCTCCATATCAAGCTCTGCGGCAATCTTAAGGGCCAGGCGATGCAGGCGGCCCTGAGTCGTGTCTTCGGCCTCTAGAGCCTGCGTCCAGGCCTTTTCGGCAACAGACAGGTAGCCGCGGCGCTCAATTTCAATCTGACCGCTTTCCTCTGACCCTACTCGCTCTATGATAGGCTTGAGTCTGGGCTGAACAACGAAGGGCAGTGTGCGTTGCTTCTTCTTGGCCATGTCGAACTAAAAGCTGGGCTAGGATACCTACGTTCCAAACTGTGTCGCCCAAGCCTCCCCAATACCCCTGTCAAAGGGAGTGCGTATATCGAATCCTTCTATTGCCTTCTCGACCCAGGGCCTGCCCGCAACTACAAAGGAGGCTGCACTTCGGTTCCCATAGGGATATTGAACCACGCCGCCGTAATGCACGAAAGCAGCGTAGGGCGTCTTGTAGATGATCGAAAAACCAACCTTCGTCTGAGAGAACTTCTCGCGGATCTCCAGCGAGTTCTTCAGTTTACCCGTATCGACAGCCCCATAAGAGGCAATAGAGGCGTCCAGGGCGCCCCTGAGGTCCTGAGAGACGTATGTAGCGCCCTTCTGCGCCCCCTTAGATAGCGCTTTATTCACGGCAGCTCTCATTTTAGGCGTATCTGTCTTGCCCTCTACTTTGGGCATCTTGATCTCGATCGTCGAGCTAACCGTCCACTGATTGGCTGCCATGGTTTAATTCTGCAACTCCGAACCTGTCAGCTGTAGCTCAACACCGCCGATCTCCTTGTAAATGATCTCATCAATGCCTTGCCCGCCAAAAATACCGCTAGAACGCTGAATCTTAGCCGTTGGCATGATCGGATCCTGGCCAAAACGAAACTGACACTCGGTACCAGTTGCTAGCCATGTATATTGGGTTGTCACTTGTGTCCAGGTAAAACCAGCCTCGTCGCCAACAGAAAGATCGTAGCCTGCGGGCACAGTAGTGAAGTCCAGAGCATATCCGCGGTAGTAAAATTGGTCGCCGCTGGCGCCAGGCATCATCTCGCCTTCCATCTGAGAAGGAATAGGAATCATCTTCGAGCCTGAGGACACCCCGCTATATTGCGCTCTCTTAATGAACAGGCGCACAAGGTACGAATCCCCTGCAGCCTCCACCCAACGGCCGTCCACTAGGCTTACATCGCCCTGCGAGGGCACCAGCAGCCTGCCGTTCTGATAAGGTAATAACGGAGACGTACTGGCCATGGGATTCTCGCGATCCTCCTAGTCTTCCAGCACGCGCTCCGCGTATTTTTTCAGCTTACCTCGGCTTCGCCTCGCTACGCTTCAGGGCCGAACTGCATCTCAAGCGTCATTGTAAACAACGAGCTTCTGAGCGCCTGTAACTGCTCTTGTTCCTCTGCAGGCCTAGTTGGGGACCCAGGCCACACTCGAATGGCTTCCTGGACCGCGTAGAGCAGTGTCCGGACCTCATCGTCCGTTAGCTCCACCATGAATCCCATCATGTCGTCGTTCATTTCCGACATTTGCCGCAGGATTCGATTTCACCGGTCTTGATGACGACGGCATAAGCTGCATTCATCACTCGCCAATCACCGCAACCCTTACACCAGACCTGGCAAGTGTCAGATTTGGCGATTTCTGCCATCAATTTATTCACCTCGGGCGAATTCTCGGGGTGGGTCATGGGTAGAAAGCCGTATAATACGGATACAGTCTACCAACCGGGCATTCAGGAGCGGATCAGGGAAGCGGTTCCGTATCCACCGCCACCAGAACCAGGCAGGTAACCACCCAGACAAGAGCAGAAGCTAAAATAACGTGCAATCTCGTCGCGGATCTTAGCTTTTTCTTGTGTTGTGCCAGCAATGCCGCCATTTACGACTTCCCACTCCAAAACATCGGCCTTGACCAGGACTTTACCTTCAGTATCGCCCAAATTTTGACCAGATTCAGCCGAATCCGCCGCTTCATACTCGTCCAGCAGGGCGCGAACGCGCAAAACTGCCTCAGGACTCATGTCCTCAAGCTGATCCATGCAATTCTGAGTGCAATCGAGCACATAAGTGCCGAAAGGTAGCATCAAACACTCGATGATACGCAGATCATCGCCTGCTACCCAGTTACCGGTGGTATCTAAAGCCATGATCGGCACTCTATACGGTCATATTAGTGTACCTGGCAGCTAGAATGAAGGACCTGTCACGCCAGCAGATGGTAATCAATAGCCTTGCCCTCCTGCTGGCAGTCCGTTGCCAGTCAGAAGAAGCCGTAAAACAACTCCTCGGCCGATTTTACCACCAGATGTCCGCTAAACAGGCAAAAACACTCATGAACCGTACCATCATGCTCCTAGAACCCAAGGAACGTGACTGGCTAAAGTCCCTTTACTGAAGAGTCGCCCTTCGGCCTCCTGATCAGCAAGTACCCCTTGGATAGATCATCCCGCTTCCTGGCCTCGTGGAACCTCCACCACCAGGATCACCGCCACCACCACCTTCGTCGATATTGTTCGCAATCGGATCAGGAGTGGCGGGAGCGAACCCATCGTCAAAACCAGGGATATTGTAGTTAGTCGCCAGTGGAATTACCAACGTCCTGAGTGGAATCTCAATACTAGCGTGATTGATTGCACATGCCGGCTCCAAGGGATCATCAATAACCGCAGTAAGACCCGGATTGGTAGCTTGCAGTAAAAAAGGAACCCAAGCACTAGCATCAGTACTTGAATAATCAGTCCATGCCATAATCAGGTCCTCAGGTCAACAAGAATAGCAGGCCCATAATAATATGAAGTCAACATGTATACATTATCACCAGTCCCTAACTCATTAAAGACCCTCCTGGTACCAGTCGAAAGATAACTACTGCTTGCCTGTCTCTCTAAAAGCTCAGGAGCCGCAGCATATACATGATATTCCTCCGTATCGGCTGCACCACCCGCACTACTACCAGACGTAGCAGAATTCTTGACCATACTATACCTAGCCCCAAAATAGCTCTCCTGCTCCTTAACTGTAACAGTGCCCGTATTCCTGTTACAGTTACTCCATCCACTAACAGCTCCCCAATAATGTATCATATAAGCATTAGCATCACCTGTTGTCATAAACCATTCCCCATCAGTTGCCTTGGCAATTAAAAACCCATCCTGATAAGCAGTACTATTGGTACTACCTAAATTAGGACCAAAGCTGAAATACTCCTGCCCATCAACAGTACCATAAACAAGCAAGAAATTAGCCTCCTGCCCACTCGTAAGCCAAGAAACATTACTGTCCCCTCCCCCACCAGTAATACTCCCGTAACCACCATTCGTACCATTGTCCGTAAACGTATCCCCAAAGTAAAAACGCTTCGTACTGGCAGCACTCGAATAATAACCCATATACCCCTTCTCCGTATTCCCATTGGCACCACAGCTGATCACAAACCCAGCATAGGTACCACTCGTACTGTCAGCATAACCCTTCTCCTTCGTTACCTGCCTCCCTACATTGCTCGGATTCGCATTTACTGCCGCTATCCATGCATCTAACTCCGCCTCAATACTAGGTAAAGTATCACTCGCACCAGTGCCAAACCAGTTATAGGTCGAACTATCCCATCGCTGCCACTTGATCGTAGGTGCCACAATCACTGCAATAACTAGGGTAGTGTTCCGAAGACATAAGTCCGTTTCAAAAAATTTGTGAGATTTTCAGAGGGGTCGGACTGTAGCCCGGGTCTACGGGATCGGGGTAGGGGGGTTCACCGGTCGGGCCCCACCCGGGGCGAACCCTGGGTGATCTGAGGCAGGCGATCGGAATCAGCTCACCGCGATGGGCGAGGTGATGGGGGCGGCGTGATAGTGAGCGGCGCCACGGGGTGCAGGCATGCGGCACTTGGCCAACTCTGCTGTTTTTGGTTTACGCGACGCGAAGCAAAAGTTCGGTAGAACAGAGATAAGTAAAGATACCTATTGCCATAAGAGTAGGGTATGGGCCACTATAGGGACATGGGAGGGAAGCACCCCACCCCACCTGACTACTACCAGTCACCTCACCCCACCCACTTACTGGCCATGACCAAAAAACAGATCCGCGACCTTCAAGCATTCGCCATCGAGCTGACTAAGGAAGGACGCAAGGATGCAGCTAAGGAAGTACTGGCCCTGATAAGTACCGCCAACTGATCCATGGAACTGATCCTTGCTCCGATCCTGCTGCTCGCGTTCCCATGCTTAGCTATCAAGCTGCTAGGCTCCTGACCATCCTACCCATCCACCCCACCATGACCCAACCCATCTACCGCGTCGAGGGCCTCTACGCCTCGGGCCGCTATGTCTCCCACCTGGTAGGCGCCTCATCCGCAGCCAATGCCAT